TAGTCAACGTATCCGTGGTGAACTGACGAACTAGTAGCTCAAAAAGTAATCCGGTGTTACGTAATTTATTGTGTCTGAGTGCCAAGATATTTGCGGTTTAGCTATTAGTAATAAATATAAGTTAGTCTATGTCTAAGAGATTAGCTTCATCTAATAAGGATAATTCAGTACTTTGTCTATCTTCTGATTCATATAACTTTATCTTCTTACCTGGTCTTATTTTATCAAAATCAGCTTTCTTTAAACCTTCATTATATAGACCTTTTCGTGGTTTTGGTTTCAGGCTATCCTTTTTGTACTTGTCTTCCATATCTTTTTTACCTAGTGGATCACGTCCTATTGTTGACGCATCTGTTCCATACGTAGATGCATGTGTGATAGGTCTTCCAACTGTTTTTCTTTCATCGTATCCTGCAGGTACTTCTTCTGGTCCAGATGCATTGTTCTTATAGATAGATGCTAGGTCATGAGGTGTACCATAAGATACCCCAGAAAGAGAAGGGTCATTTCCTTCTTGTTCTATTTGTGTATAACGGAATTTACGCTTAGCATCTTCTGCTATTAAGTCACGCTCTTTATTTACTTGATCTTCACTCATCTGGAAGATGTTGTCATATTGCCAGTCAGTAGAGAATAAACCTTTCTCTTGCATTTGATTACATAAATCTACTTTTTCTTTCAATAATGCAATACGTTCTTGTTCATGTAATATAGAAGGTCTTGCGAGTGTAAGATCAAAATTTCCTAAATCAGCTTCATCATATCCTAGTAAAGTAAGGTGCACTTGAGCTATCTTTTGTAGCTGTGCAATAGCCATACGTTGTATGTACTCTATACATTTGCTAAATGACAAACTTAAACCGCTAAGCGTCGATTTTCCATTTAATTCGTCGGAGTAGTTGAGGTATGCTTTAGGTACTTTAAGGGCTGAGAACATCTTATTGATGAAGTAATTCATATCATCCATACCTGCATACTCAAGACCTTTTGCTGTATCTATACGCGTAGAAGTATCATTTCCTCTCACAGGGATGTGGTAGTCCTCCATAAGATTCATCATATTAAATTTGTAATCCCACTCTCCGGTGTGAGGATCTTTTAAGGGGGTGCGTTTTTGATTTGAGATATGCTTCTGCATCATTGCATCTATCTCATTGGGAGGTAGATTACCCACATTGTAATAGAATACTCTTTTTTCAGCAGATCTGGTTACACGATGTGTCACTGCAGCATCCTCCATTAGGACATAAGCCTTGAATAATTTACGACCATTTTCGAGCCAACTTTTGCCAAAAGGCATAAAATTAGAGTCTTTTATTAATCTGAAGTGGGCGATTTCATAGTTTTCATACACTCTATGATTACGAGAGCTTTGTATACCACTAGTACCTCCCATTATAGCAGCAGGATCTTGAATGAACCTTATGTAGTCTCCGTTATTTGCATCTAAACCTTCCTCTCTGGTCATCTCATAAACTGATAAGACTTTTGCTCCATATACACCAAAATCTTCAGATAGCTTAAGATTTAGAAAAAAATCACCGTACTTGCAATTTCCAACAAATACTCCATTTCTTGTATATGAGCCATCTGCATTTTGACTACAAACAGCAAAATTGTGTCTATCATCTTCGTTATTAGGGCCGACTACTTCCATACAGTAAACATCAGAAGTTTCTGACAAATATTGTATACTCTTTACTTTATGATTTTTTAGTTTTAAAGATTTATTTTCAGATTTTAACTTTTTATAGTATCTATTTTTAAAACCTTCTGGAAATAATTCAGAAATTAGCTCTATATAACTGCACCCTATAGATTCTTTAAACATATTTCTAAAGGCAACTTCATAAAAAGATTTATCTAATTTACGATTATGGTGTGAATTAGCATTTTTGTACAATATATTAAATTCGATATCATTTTTAAGTAACTTTACTAAATCTATCAAAGTATGATACTTATTTTTTTTAACTAATAGTTTTTTTATATAATTTATACACAAATTATCAAGTACTAATTTTGGAGGATTAGCTAAAACACCAGAAGCCCAAGATTCTTTCATTGATTTTCTTCTAATTTCGTTATGAGTTTTATGTAGCTCACTTGAATTATAAGACTTAAAATGTTCAGGGTATACGTCATGCATCTTTTCTCTCATTTGAGCTTTATGCTTTTCAGAGTGAAGCCAATTATTTAAACCCTCTCTTCTTCTTTTTATAATATCTTCATTACCCCAAAGAATATCCTTAGCTAAATCTGCATGTAATTTTCTATGGGACTCATCGGTCATTCTTTTAAAATTATCCGGTCTATTGTTTCTTTTATTAAAATCAACATGGTGGCTATGGTAATGTATACCTTTTAGTCTATCTTCAACTTCCTGTGGACCTTTTATATTGCATTCTTTTACTACCATTCTATGAGTAAACTTATAACCATTTGTACTGGGGTTATAGATCATCTCATAATCTCTTAGGCAATTAGCTTTTAGGTTAGATAGTTTTGTATAAAAAGGCATAAGGCTTTCCTTCTCTTTTAAGTCTTTGGCTTGTTTTTTAACACCATCTCTCATTACAAATTCGTGGTCTGGTGTAACGTCTAAATAAGTATCATCATCAAGAGTTACTCTTAATATTTCTTGATTTTTCTTTATTAAGTCGCACCACTTTATTTTACCAGGTACAACTCTATTTGTACCCTCTTGTACAGAATAAACCCAAATAGGTTCTTCAGATGATTTTACTTTATCCACTAAATCCTTAATAGCTATTTCTGTACCATCTAATAAAGGTATCATTGTATTACCGTGCAAACACATTCCTCTAATCCACATTGGAAGATTAAATTCTATGTTTAAAACATTGTAAAATAGGTTGTACAGTTCATCTTGGATATCCTCAGAGGATGACCTTACTGATAATATCTCATTATTCATTTCATTAACTTGCGTAGCCTCTTCACATAGTATATCTAAAGCAGGTCCTACTAAAGCGTCTTGATCCATTTGCTCATACTCTAAATATAGTTGAGATCTAGGTATCTGTACACCATACCCTAAACCAGTACTCATTAAACCATTGTTACTATAGAGTCTAGTGAACCTGTTAGCAAGTGTATTTTGTTGTAAGTTACCAAAGGCTTGTATACCGTTAAAGTCTGAGACTCTCAGGTACTTACCTCCAGCCCTTTTAATTATGGTGTCGGTGGTGAATTTCTGTTTTAACTGCGCGAAGAGAGCCTTATTGGCCATATTGAATTGGTTTACTGTATAAATATAATTTCCTAGCTAAGTACCCAACTGTAGTCTTCCATTTCTCCTGTAATTGGGTTAGACATCATGTAAGGGTTCTTGTTATTTGGTCTGTTACTGTAAGATAGTTGAGGTGTAGTCATTCTTATACCTCCTAAGCAAGCTCTTTGCATATCTGTACTGTTAGATGCATGTGCTAATGCTGTACCTCTTAGATATGTTCCTATTGCTAATGGGATTAATAAGTCATCATTTGCTCCTGATTTAGCTGTAGGTTTAGGACCTTTCCATATAAATGATCTCATTTCACTATAGAGTCTTTTTGACCTTACCCTAATTGATTTTTCCTCTATTGCTATTTTTAAAGATTGAAGCATAGGTACTCTAGTAGATGTAGATGTAGTGAATCCTGGTGTCATCTTATATTCATCTACATATCTATTTAAGTATTGGCTTACATTTGTAGTATCACCTTTTAAGGATTTATACACATTACTGTATCCTGAATCAGTTACATAGCTACAGGTTGTATTACCTATACCTGAATTTTCTACTATGAGTAGTGCGTTATTATACTGAATACATGTAGATACTGCAAATTTTGCTATCTCCTTAGGTCCTACTAAGGCTCTGTATTCAGCTATTTGATCTCCGGTCATTAGGTCTATCACTTGTACTGTAGAATAGTCTAGACCATCTCCTCTTGAGGTATCTACGATAACAGCACAGTTACCTACTTCTTCTGGGAACTTCCATACCCAAAATTCGTTTTCTCTACCGGTCATTTGAATAGGATCCTCAAGATTGTCTTTTATCCAATCTAAGTCATCAGGTTCGAAGTATGTATTACCGGAGTTTAGCATCTCAGCATTACATTCTTGCAAAGCAAGTCTTTTTCCTAGTTCTTGGTCTTGTCTATCTCTCCATGCTTGATCTCTATCAGGGTGTACCTTCCAGTCTAGTTTTACAGGAAGGAATTCATTATTATCTAATTCTGCTTCTGTGTATAATTCTGCAAACTTATTCTCAGATCCATCCGGGGTTTGATGTCCAATTATACTGTTGTATACTACAGAATGTGCCCATTCATCTTTTTCATTGTTTGGTAACGAAAAATCATAAGTGAGATTAGTAGACTCTTGTATACTTTTAATAGGTGCCCAAAGTATATTTTCAGATACATTATCATCAAAAAACTTTTGTTGACTTTCTGTAAGTCTTCCTTTAAAAAACTCTTTAAAGTACAACATTTTATATCGGCTTAAGTACTTTCTTGTAAAAGTAAATGTTCTAGCATGTTTATCTAAGCTATATAAAGTTTTTATAAATTCAACAGACCCCGGTATAATATCAGATGACGTAGGTACCCTCTTAAAATCATGGTCGTACCCTTCGTATATTTTTACTTTCCTAGGTAAATTAAAACCCACTATAGTACAGAATCTCTTAGCATAATCATTGGTCATATCCAACCTATGCCCTAAACTACTTACTTTAACTTTTTTAGTAGGTTTTGTTAATGATTCTTGGTAAGTTGATAATATACCTAAATTTAACAGTAATATTCTTATTTGCAAGGTTAACTCC